ATGTACACTGGAGCAGATAACTACATCACATTCGGTTTCGTCCCTTTCATAATTGAATTAGACGAAGAAGCAAAACTGCCACGCATCCGTATAGAAAGTCCAATAGGTGCTTACCCTGAATTTGACCGCTATGGACGTTGCATTGCTTTTGCAAAGAAGTATGCCATTACTATCGCTGAGTTGGTTGCTCAGTTCCCAGAGTTTGAATCTCAACTATTGGGTAAGAATGGATACGACCAAGACTTAAGTGCTGTCATTGACATAATCCGTTACTATGACAAAGACCAATCACTTATCTATGTACCACAAAGAAACGACCTAATCCTATCCAAGGCTAAAAATCCAATTGGTAAGATGATGGTTGTAGTTGCCAAGCGTCCATCCATTGATGGTGAGATGCGTGGACAATTTGATGACGTACTCGGAATTCAACTGCTTCGCAATAGGTTCGCATTACTTGCGATGGAAGCAGCGGAGAAGAGTGTCCAGTCTCCTATTGTCGTACCTGGCGATGTTCAAGAAATGGAATTTGGTGGCGATGCTGTTATCCGCACCAACAATCCAGCAGGTGTACGCCGTGTAGAACTTCCTATCCCCAATGGCGCATTTACAGAACAGCAATTATTACAACAAGAATTAAGAACTGGAACACGATATCCAGAATCCCGCACAGGAAATCTTGATGCCAGCATCATTACTGGTCAAGGTGTCCAAGCACTTATGGGTGGCTTTGATACCCAAGTTAAATCCGCACAAGCAGTATTTGCTTCATCCCTAAAGGATGTAATCTCTCTATGCTTTGAAGTAGACGAAGTAGTATTTAACGAAGAGAAAACAATTCGTGGCGTTGATGCGGGTGCGCCATATACCGTCACATACCTGCCTAGCAAAGACATCAAGGGCGACTATTCAGCGGATGTCCGTTATGGGATGTTGGCAGGATTAAATCCCGCACAAGGATTAATCTTTATGCTTCAGGCATTAGGTGCTAAAATTATTTCTAAGGATTTGGTACAGCGTGAGATGCCGTTTGGTATTAACGTAACCCAAGAGCAAGAGAAGATTGAAGTAGAAGAAATGCGTAATTCTTTACTTGCTTCATTAAGTGCATTAAGTGCTGCTATTCCACAAATGACTACTCAGGGACAAGACCCATCAGAAATTATTAAGAAGATTGCTGATGTGATTAAGGCTCGTCAAAAAGGTATTGCAGTCGAGGAAGCAATATCTGAAGTGTTTGCACCTCAAGAATTACCTCCTGCTGGTGCCCCTATGGTTGAGCAACCGTCCCCTGCTCCCGCTGCATCAGTAGGAGGCTCTCCTTTAGCAGCACCACAAGCCAGCCCACTACAAAGTCTTTTATCTAGTTTGACTGCTGGCGGTAGAGCAAACGCTAGTGCAAGGACTGTAATTCGTAGATAACTAACGAGGGGACTATGACAACAATCATCGGAGTCGAATACGAAGACCATTCAGTAATCATTGCAGACAGTCTTGTGACTGATGACGATGGAAACAAGTATTCCCATCCAGTAATGGACAAGGTTAGACAGAACGGTGCGTTCTTAATAGCAGGTGCTGGCGAGGTTTCACCTTGCGATATAGCAATGCGTATTTGGAAACCACCATCATTGACAACCAAACATAAGAAAGATATCTATCACTTTATGATATCCAAGGCGATGCCTTCGCTTCGCAAGTGTTTGGTGGAAAACGGATATAACTTTGATGAAGCGGATACGAAAAAATCAGATGTCAGATTTCATCTTATTGTCGCTTGTGGTGGTGAACTTTTTGATGTTGACCAAGAACTATCTGTGATGAAGAACAACGGTGGATTCTATGGTGCAGGTTCTGGTGCACACTTTGCACTTGGAGCATTGCAAGCAGGTGCTGATATCTACAGGGCAATTGAGATTGCAGAACATTTCAATGCATACACAGCGGGACCGTTCAAGGAATACAGACAAGATAAATTTAACTAGGAGGAAGAGTGGCACAACAAGGTGGATATAGAAAACCGAATAACCCAGCCCCAGTATCAGGTCCTGGCTCTCTTAGTCAGCGCACTGACGGGGGACCAACACAACCTGCTACCTACATCCCAGGACTACCCTACGGACAAGGACAAGAAACATACAACAACCAAGTAGCAGCACCTATGGCTGGTAATCCGTTTCCAGAAATGGAAATGCCAACACCACTTTCTGCTCCTACTTCACGTCCTAATGAACCAGTTACATCTGGCATTAATCGTGGTCCAGGTCCAGGAACAGAAGCAATGGGCATACTTCCTAACACCGCATATACATTTACTGATGTTTTAAGAAGTCTTTTACCATACGACCCAACTGGTGAGGTAGAACTAATCTACAGTCAATTAAATAACGAAGGTTACTAATGGCTATAAGAATTGACCCAGTTGTAGCCAAAACTTCGCCAGGTTTATTTGCAGCAGCAAATGCTGCTAACTTGCCACCAGAGCAAACCAAACAACTAGAGCAATTCAGTTGGGCTGTCCAAAAGAATAAAGAATTAAATCAACTACCTATTCAAGATGCTAGAAGTAAATTTAATCAATTAGACCCTAGCATTCAAGAACAACTTAGATACCTTTATCCAAAAGCAGAGTATCAACTACAAGCACCCGATGCTAGTGATTATGTGGTTGGTGCAGTCAAGGGTGGATTAAAAGTTCTTGGTAGTCCATTAATTGGATTTTTCAAAGCAGCAGGTGCTTGGAATAGAATAATCAATACGCCATATTTGATGGCACGCCAAGCACAACAAGGCGAAGGTTTTTTTAACAAACAAACATTTACAGATGCTTGGGATGGACGCAGAGTATTTAATCAAGCAACACTTGATGAGGTATCAAATCAATACGGCTTTGAAGATGTTGAAGTAGCAAAGGCTTTAATTGCTGGTAAAAAACCAGGTGAGATTATTGCTCAACTAGGTTCTAATCCTAATCCAGCAATATTGAAATCAATTGAAAAAGCATTTAACGAACCAGATAAATTTAATCAAGTTATGGATGCAGTTAGGTCTGCTCAAGTATCTCCAGGTAGAGATTTTGGTAGAGTAACTGGATTAAAACGTTTATCTGGTGTTATTGATTTTACCTATCAGGTTGCAATTGACCCACTTACCTGGGCAACTGGTGGTGTATCAGCACTAGCAAGAGTTGCTTCTAAATTACCACTTATAAGTGAAACCACAGCCACAAAACTTGCTATGCAGTCTGGCACAGAAATGGTCAAGGCAATCAAAGCAAACCCAGTTCAGGGTGTAAGGGATGTATTTGACTATAACGCTGGGGTAAGAAAACTTTGGGACGATGGAATGGGACCAGCCCTAGAAAATTACAGCAAAGCAGTTACCACTTCAGAGAAGGCTGCTGCAGAAAATTTTATTAAAGATAATTTTCCAGGTTATGCAAATACGGAGTTAATACAAAAATTTGCTAATGCTGGTTTATTCAATGCAGAAAAAGCAAAAGAATATTTTGTTGCTGGTGAGAATGTATTAGATTTAATTGCTGGTAAAACTACTGGAATGCAATACTTCCGCAATTCAATACCAACTGCTAGAAACCAACGTATACTAGGCAAAGGTATTGTTAGAAAATTTAATGATTTCTTAAATCCAGCCACTGCTACACCAGCAGAAATAGATGCAAAAATAGGACCTGAGTTAGAAAAAATATTTATTGAAGCAGGTTCCGCTGGTGAAAATAGATTAATTGGTGAAGGGCTTAAGAGATTAGAAGAGTTTAAGCCAGTAACTAAACTTGAAAAAAGCAAAGATTTTATGTCCAGAGCGATGGTTCGTTCTGCACAGAATCGTCAAATAAAACTTGGTAAAGATTCTGTTAAGACTAAGAATATATTTAATGATATGGCTCGTCAGGTATTGCCAAAAGATATGGCAGACTGGATGACAGAGAAGTTCATTGAACTAAATGGCAACATTGCACAGCAGTTTGCAATAGTTCGTGCTATGCATTATGCAACTATGCAAAAATTTGGTCTAGAAGCCACACCTAGTGGTGCTGCTTTTATGAAAAGTGAGATGGAAAGATTTGGTTCTGAACTAGGTATTGCCTTTGGACAGAAGTTACGGGTCAATCCAGGTCTTGAATACGGTATGTCAAGGACTGGTTTGAAAGAAGAGGGCGCGGAATTGCTTATGGATTCCAATCACGCCATCCATCCAAGCCAACTTACCTACGCTGTAAGCACTCCAAACTATATAAAAATAGCAGAAGCGGCTGTAGCGGCAAGAAATCCTAAGATTAATATGATTAATCAGTTGACTCGTGGTGCAACTAGTTCTGCATCTACCGCAAAATTGGTAAATGTGTGGTCTTTGTTTACATTATTCCCACGACTTGGTGTGCGAAGCGCAATTGATGAAACATTTCTTTACTATTTAACCGCAGCACCTAAAGATTTACTAAATTATATTGGTGGTCGCGGTGCTTTAATGAGCAAGATTGCTGCAGCAGCCACTGGTTCAGCAGCGGGCGAAGGTGTTCGCTCTAAATTCTTAGACAGACTTGGTATGAAGTCAATGTCTAAACTCATTGAACCAGAGAGAAGACAAGAATTAATTGCACAACTTGCTGATAATCTAAAAGTAGATATAAGTAAATTAACTACTCAACAGATTAAAGAAGTTCAAGTAAAAGAAGCAATAAAACTAGTTCAATCTCGTTGGTATGTAGAGCCACTTGACAGAATATATAGTTTCTTTGGCGGTAAATATAAGTTAGATTCAGATGAACAACGCTGGTTTACCGAAGCATTGGTAGATAGCAGTCAATATCTAACATCATCTACTCGTTCATTAGGTTCTGCTGCTGCTATAACTGGCAAGGTTGGTCAAGAAACCCCACCTATGCTGCTTGACCAAAATCAACTTGCTAAAGCACTACAAGATTCAGAAAATAAATTTGGTGTTAAAGCCATTCAGGGCGTAAAAGGTCAAGTACTAAGCAAAGAACAGTTAGATAGAGCATCGGCTTTCAACGAACAACTTCCAAGTTTGTTCCATTTTAGAAATTTCTCCACAGTTTTCTACCAGAATGCTATGCCTTTGGAAACAAAGAATTCCATAACGGCACCATTTATACCTGGCAGAGTAAGCGGTAAAACCGAAAAAGAATACTTTAATCCAGTATCTGCTTTCTTTGATAACAACGCTATTCAAACTGGTCAAGACCTATACAGGGCAAGATTGCGTTTGATGGAGCAGGTTGGTTTAAGAAAAGTAGACGAAAATATAATTTTTGGTTCGGTTAAAACTCAAGGCAGTCGGGCAAGTAGCAGGGCAATAGAAGGTGGCAATATTGGCAAAGGCACTCCTATGGGAGATGCTAAAGATATTGCTATGCGTTCAGAGGCAGATGCTGCTATTGTTGAATTAGAAGATGTTAATTTGCAAAAATCTATTTTAACAAAAGATGCTAATGCTATTGGGAAAAGTTCTAGCGAAACTTCTTTAAGAAAATTAGGTCCGATAACTGGTTCTATGGCTGGTAAGACAATTATGCTTGCCAGAAATGGTAAACTTGCTAATAAATCTTTACGCCCAGAAACAATTGAATCAATTCGTAAAGCAGTAAATGACGGTGCAAAATTTGTAGTTGGTGATATGCCAAACGTTGATAGTCAATTTCATAAACTATTAGACGAACTTGGTGCCGAGTATACGGTTTTCCATACTGGAAATAAGCCAAGGACTGGAATAATTGAACAAAAAGGAATAACCCTTGGGCAAAGGGCACAGATTCCTAATATGACTGCTGAGATTACCCACGACATAGCAGACGAAGTATTACTAGATAACTTCTTAAAACCATTCGTAGAGTCTGAATCACTACTTCAACAAGGTATTAGCAAACAAGAAGTAGCAGCAACATTAATTAATCGTATGCTTATTGATGCAAGAAACGTATTCCACGGTTCTCCAGATGCATTTAATAGTAAGTTATTTGAGAAGATTAAGTCGTTAAAGACTGAGGATATATCCTGGAAACAAGCGGTTAGAAAACTAACCTTTGATGATTTCTTTGATGCTACAAAGGGATACAGACCTAGCGGAGAGCAATGGACTGACCTTGTTATTGAGGGTGTAACTGACGACCCACAGAATTTATTAACCAAATTTGGTAATGCTGCTTATGAACTTATGGATAACCAGGTAACTGGTTTGTTCAGAGCACCTGCTGTATGGATTAAATATATGCAGTTGCGTAAGAGTTATACCAATCTTGAGAACCGAATGGTAAGGAATTTACAAACCAGCATCGCTCAAAATATTGTTGAAGATGGTGGTACTGTATCTCCAAAACGTGCAGAAAACATAGCAGCATATGCAAGAATGCACGCTGCTAAGTTCTATGCCGAGCGTTCTACAGAAGAAGCAGTAGACACAATCCTAAAGTACGTAGACAATCCTAATATCCGAAGCAATTTTGCTATCGCATCACGAAATGTAGGTCGTTTCTACCGTGCTACTGAGGATTTCTGGCGAAGAATGTACCGTCTAAAAGACACCAGTATTCGTTCTATCTACCGTGCTAGGTTGACACATTTAGGTTTAAGTGCATCTGGTTCTGTATTCCAAGACGCTAATGGCGATGAATACATAATGATGCCTATGGATGACATCATCTATAAGACAGTTGATAGAACAGTAAGAGCATTTACTTCTGGCGAAGAAAGTTTCAAGCAGCCGATGTTTAATGACTTTACTCTTAAATTAAGTTTGGCTAACCCATCCTTTACCCCAGATGCAGGTCAACCATCTCTATCTGGACCCATTGGTGCGCTTAGCGTACTTGGAATGAAGTTTATTGTA